TGAACGTCTTGGAGGCTGTGCGTAAACGATCCCCGTATACCCGCGTCTATCAGGCGTCTACGTCTGAACTGTTTGGGCAGGCCGCGCCGCCGCAAAACGAATTAACTCCGATGCGACCGATATCATCGTATGGTTGTGCGAAGTTGTACGCGCACGAGCTATGCCGGACATATCGGCTTGCCTATGGGCTGCATGTAAGCTGCGGGATTACGTTTAACCATGAATCACCGAGGCGCAATCCCACATTTGTAACTCGCAAGATTACACAGGCTGCCGCGCGAATCAAGGCGGGATTGCAAGAGACGATAGGGTTATCCAATCTTGAAGCGCGTAGGGACTGGGGCTTTGCCGGCGAATACGTCGAGGCGTTCCATCTTATGCTTCAACAGAACGAGCCGGACGATTACGTAATTGCGACGGGGCAAAGCCATTCGGTTCGGGAGTTACTTGAGGAAACTTTCAAGCAGGCCGGTCTTGATTATCGAGATTATCTTGTTGTCGATGATACGAAGAGGAGGCCGATAGATGTACCGCATTTATGCGGAGACGCATCGAAGATCAGGGCTAATCTCGGATGGAAGCCTAAGATCGAATTAAAAGACCTGATAGCCATGATGCTTGAACATGATCTGGCTTTGGTTGGTCAAGGGGTAGCGGCATGATCGATTCATTCGTAACCAAACGACAATCCAGCCGGGATCGGTTTCAGGAAGCATCTATAAACTTCATTGCAGGATCAGGCCAGCATGGGGCTAAGGTTCAACCGTTCAATTATGATGAAGCGATCAAGCTGTTCTACGGTTGGACTTATGCCGCCGCGATGTTGAACGCGAACGCCTGCGCGGCGACTCCGTTGCGATTGTATGTTCGCAAACGCGAGGGCACCAAGGTGTTTTCGTCGCGCCCCGTCAATCGCAGAACCAAGAACTATTTGTCGGGCCGCATGGATGCCCGGCCGAGTCGATACGCGCAGCGAAAGGCCGCCGAGTTCCGGGATGATTACGAAGAGGTCGAGGAATCGCACCCGGCGCTTGAGCTATTGAGCAAGACTAACCCGTGGATGAACGGCTTCGACCTGGCGACGTTGCGGTTCATCTATTTGCAACTAACGGGCAACGCCTATCTTCATCCGATCATCGACACGGCGCGCGGCATACCCGGTGAACTCTGGATCATGCCGAGCCAATGGGTGGAAGTTATTCCTGGCGAGATTGAAGACGATGTATTTATCAAGGGCTATCTCTACGGACAAGGTTCCAACCGGCTTACGTTTACGACCGATGAAGTCGGCCACTTCAAGCTGCCGAACCCGAAAAATATGTACTACGGGATGGGCAAGGTTGAAGCGGGATGGAATGTGCTGCAGCGCGACAAGGCCGCGCATATCATGGACCTCGCCCTGTACCAGAACCATGCCCGACCGGATTACGCGATCATAGTCAAGAGCGGATACAGTGACGCGGCATTCCAGCGATTCGAGCAGCGGATTAACGCTAAGCTCAAAGGTCCGCGCAACTCCGGGCGATTCCTTACGATGGGCGGCGACGCGCAGATCGTGCCGCTGTCGTGGCCGCCGAAAGACATGCAGGGCCGCGAGGAGATGCTTGAGGAAATCGCGGTGATCATGGGCGTGCCGATCACGAAGCTCAAGGCCAACGATCCGAACCGGGCCAATGCCGAGCAAGGCGACGCCGGATGGATGAAGGACACGATCCTCCCGATGCTGCGGCACGACGAGGAGAAGCTGAACGAATGGTACTTGCCGCTGTTCGGGATCGAGGGCGACGCGTTTCTTGCTTATGATAATCCGGTTCCTGAAGACAAATTGTTCGATCGGGATACTCGGCGGGGCTATGTCGAGACCGGCCTGATAAGCTATAACGAAGCCCGCGCGGAGATCGGCATGGAGCCGGTAGACGGTGGAGATCGTCTATTGGTTCCGTCGGGCAAGGTTCCTATTGAAGACGCGGGGAAACAGCAGGCTTCACCGTTTGGCGGGTTTGGATTATCTGCGGACAAGCCGGAAGTTAAAGCCCCAACTATCGATGAATCGGCATTGGCTGATAAGATTGCCGAGAAATTGCAAGCGATGTTTGTTCCGTATATCGCGCCGAAGGTCGCTCCTGAACCGGAGCCGAAAGCCGAGGACGCCCCGAAAGAGGTGGGCGACGCCGACGATACGGCGCGTGAAGCTGAAAAGACAAAGCCTATCGAAAGACTGCGCGACACGATCGGCCGGGCCATGATCTCCGCGCGGGATCGGATCATCGAGGTTATCACAGGTGGGGGCAAGAGCCGACGCAAGGTTAAGGCTCCGGACAAAGACCTGGAGAAACTCATTGCCCGCATCCAGGCCGCATCGGAGAAGATCACCGAGGACATGGCCGCCGAGATTGCCGACGACGTAAGGGCCGCGATGAAGCCGCTCCTGGAAACAGGAGCCGAGGCGGGCATGAGCAAGGCCGATCTCGCGGGCACGGCGTTCGATGTCACGAACCCAGAGGTCGAGAAGTTCATGCGCGCATATACGATCTGGCTGGCCGGTTCGATTACGAACACGACGACAGACAGGATCGGGCGCATCCTTGCGGAGTCCTTAGGCGCAGGCGATACGGTACGCAATATGGCGACGCGGATCATGGCGGCCGACGGATGGGACGATGAAGGTATTGCGCGCCGCGCCGAGATGATTGCTCGTACCGAATCGGCCCGAGCCTACGTACAAGGCGAGACGATGGCTTGGGAGCAGTCCGGGGTTGTCAAGGGTAAGGAATGGCTGCTTGCTCCCGATGCTTGCGAGTTTTGCGAGGCGGCGGCGGCCATCTTCAACGCGAAACTCCACGGTTTACGCGAGATTCCCGACGGCATGGGCAAGGGTTCGGTGTTAACCGGCAAGGATGGCGGAACCATGACCTTGAGCTATGAGGACATCGCGGGGCCGCCGTTGCATCCTAATTGTCGGTGTGACCTGATGCCCGTAATTATCGAGGCTGATTGATGGCGTGGCATGGTCAACACGAAAAGAATCGAGTGCTGGCGGATATCTTCGAGGTTATCGGTTCATCGAGAAAAACGAGATCAATGCGTTCTTCGTAAGGGACGATATACCGTATGAACGACCGGCCTAAAATAATGATAACCGGCGCGGGCGGGTTCCTTGGTTCCAACCTCATAGCGATGTTGGCCCGAATGGTGGACGCGCCATACGATCTTATTCCGCTACGAAGAGCCGATGGCGATTTGCGTAACGAAGAATATGCCCGCTATGTTTTCAACCATACAAGGCCCGATGTTGTTATTCATGCCGCCGCGAATTGCGGGGGAATCGGGTACAACATGGAGCAGGGCAGCGCTCTGCGTGAAGACAACTTATCGATGGGCGTCAACGTGTTGCACGCCTGTCGCGAGTTCAAGGTGTCGAAGCTGGTATACATCGGCACGACCTGCTCGTACCCCGAACACTGCCCGACGCCGTTCAACGAGGACAGCATATTCGACGGGTATCCCGAGCCGACAAACGCTCAATACGGGCTGGCCAAGCGGGCACTGATCGCGACATGTGCCATGTATCGCCGGTTGCACGATATGAATATCACTTGCCTCATTCTGGCCAACATGTACGGGCCGCACGATTGCTTTGATCCGAGCCGTTCTCATGTTATCCCGGCCTTGATCCGCAAGTGCTTCGAGGCTCGGGACACGCAATCGCCGCTGGTAGTTTGGGGCACGGGCCAGGCCACCCGCGATTTTCTCTATGTCGAGGATGCGGCCAGAGCTATCGTGACGGCCATGCGGACAAAGAACCGCTTCGGACCTTACAACATCGGGAGCGGTTCGGCGGTCAGTATCGGCGAGGTTGCCGGCAAGCTGGCAAGCATGATCTGCCCAGACGCAACGGTGGTTTACGACACGGACAAGCCGGACGGCCAGCGGCGCAGACAGCTCGATATCACGCGGGCGCGTGACGAATTAGGATGGAAACCCGAAACCGACATGGATACCGGCTTGCGTAAGACGGTTCAGTGGTACATAGACAACATCGACAATATGGGGG